TCCATTAAACCAAACCTACGCATTTGTTTTTCTGTTTCTGTAAGACCTACAAATGAATAAGGTTCTCCTGTTAGTGGGTCAACTCTATCGGCTGACACATCTTTAACATCCTCTACAGGGTTCTCTACATCGAGTGGACCACCTTCAAATAATGGAGAACGTCTTCCTAATAACTCTCGTGTTGAATATGTTCTATATTCATTATCTATATCTTCTATAATAGGTAGATTATGATAATCTAAATATAAATCTGTATATTCTTCATAAAAATTATAAAAACTTTTTTCTCTAAAATTACCAATACTTCTGAATCTACTTAATTGATTATTTGTAAATTTAACTGGTATAAAAGAATTATTAGCTGTTAAAAAATTATTTAATTCAGCATTAGTAAATCTGCTCAAAGCTGAATCAGCAGTATTTGATATTTTTTTAAAATCTAAATTAAAATGTAATGCAGCTTCAAAAGCTAGTTTACCCCTAACAAAATGTTTATAATAACTATTATTTGTTTTTTTAAATCTTTCTAATAGTTCATCCGGAGTTAAATTATCTTCTATGGACTTTGATAATTTATCTCTAGCTGCTGAGTGCTTATCATTTAAATCGTATAATTTAAATTTAAAATCTTGTTCTAATTTAGAAGGAGTTAATTGTATTACTCGTTGTCCTGTAAATCTAGCAAACAATTCATTACCAATACTTATTTCACCTTTATCAATTTTTTTTCTTTTTTCACCAGCAATTAAACTAAAATCATCTCTAAGTTCTCTAGGAATTAAACCCTCTCCAGAGTGTTTAAAAGCTGCTACAATATTATCTATATTAAAAGGTCCTTCTAACGTATTGTATCCATCTATTAATTGACCAGTTTCTAAATCTCTACCTTGACCAAATGCTATGTCTAACAGTCTATCGGTAAAAATAGCCGAACCAACAAAAGGTTTTAAAAATTGTTTAGCTGCTTCGGAAACAGCTTTACCAAGTTTATTACGTGGAACATCTGCTGGAATAGATGAATCAGTTATCTCATTTAAAAATGCTCGTACAACATCTGTTACTGGAGCTGATGGGTCAACATATGTCATGTCAATATACTCAATGCTACCATCTTCGGTTCTATCAAATACAAGTGTACTATTTTTTGACCATTCTGGTAAACTTAAATCTCTTATTGCTTTTTCATCTTCATCAGTTATACCAAATTGATATTTTGTTAAATCGGTTAAACCTTTATTTGTTGTATAAGTAACTGCAATTTGTGAAGCTAATCGTTGTAATCCACGTTGAACTAACACTTCATTACCAGTTCTAATTTCATCTATACTTCTTGATAATGTATGATAATTATTTCTAAATTGTTCTGCTGTAAATGAAAAGAAATTACCTATAGGAAGTCTTCTTAATTGTTGTATGCCCGGTGCAATTAAATCATACGTTGGCATTGTATTTCTAATAATTGTCGCAGCTTCTTCTTTTAAACTTTGTAAACTTCTATCTGGATAAGCTTGTCTTAATACTTGTAATTCTTTATTATATCCAGCTATTCGCCATAAATCATCTTCTGCTACATAAACATCTGTAATTTTTTTATTAAGTCGTGAAAATTTATTTAAAGCTTGTTTTGGATTTTCTATAATAGAAGTTTTTGGATTTAAAACATAATCATTAAATAATGCTTTAAATTCTCCTACCCTAACATTTTGATTAACTAATCCTAAAGATTGATATTCTTGATAAATTTTTACTAACTCATCATTTTTTTCTTTGGCTGTTTTAAATGGAGTTAATCTTTCTCTTAATATTTTTAATGAATCTACTGTTTCGTTTGAAAATGGATTTAATCCATTTCTTGCTAAAATAATACCCCCACCTATAGTATTTCTTAAATGTGTTGTTAAATTATAAACTGTCGCAGAAGCTTGTCCAAAACCTTTTAATTTTAAAAAATAACTATAAAATTGAGCAAGAGTGCTAATATCACCTACATTATTCATATTTGCAAATAATTTTGCAATTTCAGGAGTGGTTCTTACTCCATTTAATTTATGAAATTTTTCTCCCACAATTCTTCCTGATGTCATGTAAGCATTTGGAGCTACAGAATTTTTACCTTTACCCGTAAAAAACCATTTACCTAATCCTGCGTTATATAAATCATCCATTAATCTGTGGTCACTAATTTCTCTAGATAACCTTTCGATAGTTCTGAATACCGAAGTTGTTGCAAGTTTTTCTTCTCCTAACAATTCTCTTATTACAGGATTAATATTTTTTCGTACAGCAAATACAATATCAGCTTTCTTTGCACCAAATACAGAATTAATATGTTGTTCAAAATTTACAAAAGGTTTACCTGCTTGTTTACGTAATAAGTCATCAATTATTTGTAAAGATTTACTTTCATAATATCCATCAGGTCGTGGTCTAACTCTTCCGGCATTTACATCTTTTGCTTTTAAAGATTTAATGATAAAAGATTTAGCTCTATCGACAACTTGAGCACTTGGTTTATAATTAGGATTTTCAAAAGCTTCATATGTTTTTCGTAAATATTTACCTAAATTATCATTGATTTGTGTTTTTAATTCTTTAGATATAAATTTAGACTGCATTAACATCTCACTTAATGCATCAATATATTCTCTAGATTGTTTAGCATATTGTTGTAAATCTTTTGGTAACATTTTTAATGTAACCAATTTACCATCTTTTTTAGTTTGACTTAAATAATAGCCAAATAAATCTTCTAATTCATCTACTGTATATTTACCTTGTTTAGCTATATCATTCATTGTAGACGTTAATTTTGCATGAATATCAATAGCTCTATCAGACCATGCAATTTTATTATATTCAGATTTTTTTATAATATTTAAAGTTCCGGGAGCATACATTCCATCTCGACTAGCAATACTGTAATAGCTTCGTTGTAATCCTCGCCATGCTTTATTAAAAAAATTATCTTCACCTACACTTTTTAAATTTGTAATCATAGGAACTATAGGTTTCGATACTGTAGGTTTAACTTTTTTAGAAGCTGTTTCATTTCTTCTATTTGTACTTATAATACTTTTAAATTTGTTAACAGCTTCTGGACCACTTGCTTTAATAGAATTAATCATTTGTGTAACTCCTTTAACTGTAATTTTACCTACACCTAAAGCAGTTCCAAATAACCCAGCAAATGTCATACCATCTAACAATAAACTTAAACGTCTTGCTGCTTCTGGGCTATCTTCATCCGTATCTAAATAGTTAAATAGAGCAGCCAATTTACTTTCATCATCACCTATAAAGTTACTTAATGCTCCTGCTACAACATTAAATTCTGGGTCGTCTACAAAATTAAATTGAGCTGCAACCTCTGCTTTAATTAAAGGGTCAAATCTTTCTAATCTTTTTGTTCTAGTAGCTACTCTTTTCTCAGCAGCTAATTGTTTTTTAGAAGGTCTACCTCGTGTTCTTTTAGGAGCAGTTTTAAAGGTATCTAAAATTGCAGCAGTTGGTTTTCGAGTTACTAAAAGTCCTAAACCTAACTCACCTACTGTTCTTGCTAAAGACTCAGCAGTTGTAGTAGGTTTTTCTAATTCATAATATACTTCTCCAGTTTTTTTATCAACTTTTTCATCGTATAATTCTTTACCTACAACCTGTCGAAAAGCTGCATCAACACTTCGATTAACTAACTCATTTGTATTATCTGGTAATAAATGTCGATAAGTGCTACCAAATCCAAAAGGACCTGTATTCATTCCTATGTTTAGTAAAGCAGCAGTTGATTCACTAATAGGAGAAACAATAGCTCTACGTAAACTTTGGAATCCTCTTCTTTCTAACATCTCATCTTCTGTTTTTGGAAGAACTGTAATAGGTGAATTTGGATTATATGGATTTTCAAAAAATTCTTTTATACTCGGACCTAAAGGTTGAGCTGAATTTTCTGTTGCTAATTTAACAAACTCTGTAAAATCATAATTTTGATAAAATTGATTACTAGACAAATAAATTGATTCTAGTTCTTTTATATCTGAATTAAGTTCACGTTCTTTACTTATTCGTGATTTATATCGTTCAAGTCTTGATGTCATAAACTATAAATGTTATCTCTTTCTTGTGTTTCTTCTCTGACCACTTTTTACAGTTGGGTCTCCTAGAGTTTGAAACTCTGGTAAAGTTCCTAAATCCGGATTTCCATCAAATATAATATCTATAGTTCTATTTGTACTTCTAATAATATTAGTATTATATTGAGCTTTTTGTAACTCTAGATAAATTGAACTAAATACTGAATTATTAACAGCAGTTTTATTAGCAGATGCATGAATGCCACCAGCATCTCTAAACTTTTTATACTCTGCTATTAAGTCTGGATTATCTGCATTTGTTTGAATAAATTTTAAAGCATATTCGTCACTAATCGGAGTGCTTTCAATAGCACTTATAGTTGCTTGATTTCCGTCTTCTATTGCACGAATAGTATCAGATACAGTAGTAATAATTGTATTTTGCTTTAATCTTCCTTCTGAAATCATGCCTTTACCTTCGGCAATTTTTGCTCTTAAATACGCATTACCTTCTGATTTAATATACGCTTCAACTTCTTCGGGGTCTTCACCTATTGACATTTTGTTAGCTTGATATGCAAGATTTCCAAAAAATTCAGCATTTTCTAACATATCTAATGTTGGACTTTCTATCCCAAGTGATTTTCTAATAGATTTATTTAACTCAAGCTTAATTTGAGCTGGTGATACACCTTGTGCTACTAATGAAGGTTTTACATTCTTATTAAATGCTTTAGTTGCTCTTTCAATTCTTGCGTTATTTTCTACTTCAAATCTATCTTTAATTGCTGTTTCAATCGTTTCCCTTGCTTGAGCAAAAGTTCTTTGATTTTCATCTAACGCTAAAAGTTCTCTTTGAACTGCTCCTCCAAATTCATCACTAATTGATATACCAAATTCTCCTAAGAGTTCATCAATTTCAGTTGCATCTACTCTAATTGCATCAGCTCGTGAAGAAAAATTAATTGCTGGAGCTGATGTTGCTAGAATTGGTTTATTAATTTTTGCATTTCGTTCTATTACATTATCAAATGTAGTTTTTGCATTATCTGCTTTTTCAATTAGCTCTTGTTCTTTTTTAGAACCAATCCCAACTTTATTTAAAACTTTATGTACTAAACTTACTTCACTAGGTCTAGCAATTACATCTGCTTCGGTTTTAAATCTTTTTAAAATATTTTCTTTATATCTTTCTCGTGTTGTAATTCTAGGTATTCCAGTTTTAGTACTACGTAAGTTGTCAGGGTCGTATACTTTTAAAAATTCTTGATATTGTCCTTCAGACCAAGCATCTTTCCAATCTTGTTTAAGTTTATTTGCATCTTGATTTGCACCAGAAAATCTATTTTGTTTCCCTTCTTTTTGTATAAATTTATTAAAAGCAGCTTCAGACCTATCATCATAATATTTAGAAACTCCATCTAATTGAATTTGGTCGTATTGATTTTGAAGTTTAAACGCTTTATCATAATTAAAATCAGCTTCTGAAAGAAAAATATCTTTTCTATCATTTAAATCATTTAATTTTTTCATTACATCAGATTGTCTAGTAGCTTCATAAAGATTAAAACCAAACAATGCTAATAATGCGTTACGTGCTCTTACTCCTTTTTTACCTTGACCAGATAAATAACTACCTAGTAATTGTCCAAAATTACTGCCCGGAGTATTACTTTGTTGTAATAAACTTTTAGTTAAACTCTCACCGAATATACTCATTTTATTTCTCTCTACTTAGTAAACTGTTTGTTTCTGGTTCATTAACTCTTTCTAACAAACTTGGATTAATTTCAAGCTCCTCTATAGCTTCCTTAACTTCAGGACTTACTGATTGAGGATTAATTTTATTTAATGACTCTTGTTTAATTTTTTGTAATGCATTAGTGCCTTGTGCATAAATTTCTAATTTTTCGTCTGGGTCTCCTTCTTCTTCTATTTCTTCATCTTTAGATTCTAAGACATAATCAATATTAGCTTTTTCAGCTAGTGCCATCATCATATACATAGTTGGCTCAAACATTAAAGTCATCATATCGGGATTCCATTTACCTTCTAAAAATCCAGAGTATAATACAATAGATGTTAAATCAATTATACCAACTTGATTTTTTATTGATGTTAATAAATTAGTAATTGTATTTTCATCAATTAAAGTTTCAAAAATATAATACATTGTATCATTAGGATTAGTAAACTCAGGTGGTCGTTCCCATCCATACGCTTGATTAGGAGCATTAGTTAAACTTTGACCGG